TACCGAAGCGCGTCGAGCGCGTGATCGTCGGCCGTCGATTTGCCGACGTGCTCCTCTTTGTAGCTCAGGAACTCCTGGATCAACGCCGTGCAGCGGTCGGCAACCAACACGCCCGGCCGGCCTTCGTTGTCCTCGGCGAGGCGAGATCGAACGTGATCGATCCCACCATCGAGGCTTTTGTCTGCCTTCATCGCCGGCCAGCCAGCCTTTCGGAACTGCTCAATGTGTGATGGTTCGTGCTCGCTGTGGATGCGGCCGCGTGGTCGGCCAGTCAACCACGGCTGCCGACCCTCGGGGAGTGCGTCGTCGGGATCGGCGACCTCAGCCAGTTGGCTTTCGCTCTCGTAAAAATGATCCCAGACGGCGAATTGCCCGCTGTGGGTCTTCCGAATATCCAGCATGACGCGCGGGTCGTTCCATCCCGCGTCGTAGCCGTACATCGCCCAGTCGTCGACAAGACGATCGCGGAGATGATCGACCGAGCGGACGTGACTCGCCTTCGAAAAGTCCGAATACACGAGCCCCTCGGCGGCCGCAAACCCACCGTGGAGACCTTGCTCCTCGCGGGCGGTACCTTTGAACTGTTCGCGGATTTTTTCGAGCCCATCCGCGGGGAGCAGCTCGTTGTGTTCGGTCGAGGCGGTCACGACAAGCATCCGATCGGCCCATGTCAGCGGTTCGTCGTCAGGCGTGACCTGCCGCTCGGTGATGTCGTAAAACTGATTGTATCCGTTGCCCGTCGATGTCCACAACGTCGTGTTCGGGCCGACTTCGGTGCGCTGCCGTGTGACGAGCATCTCATGGAGATCGTAGAGATCCGTATTTGGCGGGTAGTGGCCGACCTCGTCGCACCAAATCCGGCAGTACTCCCCGCCGGCAAACCGATTCCACTTATCCGCACCACCGAGCCAGACGACATGGCCTGTCACGTAAACGAGCCGTTTGTCATTGGCGTGCCAGGTGTCGACGATCGGGCTGTTCTCGGGATCGCCGTCGTTGTATGGGTTCGTATCCTTGCCGGGGAGGATCTTGAAAAACACCGAGAACGTCGTTGCCTTTCCTTTTTGATAGTCCTGGGCGAGTACAAGCGACTCACCGTCGCCCGCCTTGTCGGCGAGCCCGCCGCGATGGATCCACTGACCGCCAGCCCGTGATTTACCGCCACCGTAGCCCGTTCGAAAAACGACGATGTCGTGGTCGCCGGCTTCGAGAGCGTCGCGGACGTGGGCCTGGTAGTCAGTCCACTTGTACTCGACAGTGACGGGCTCGGCCGCGCTCATTCGTCGCTCCAGTCAGTCCCAACAACCGTCTCGTTGATCTGCACCTCGATCGGCCCACCACCTTCGCCGGCGTGTTTGTGGTTGGCATCGACCTCTTTGCGCTCGGTTTCGACGTAGCCGAACGATCGGCTCAGGAGCCACTGCACCATCTTATCGTCGATCTCCAGGTTGGCGTCGGAGTCTTCGATCAGGGTGTTGAGCGGGCCGCGGTCGCCCATCGAAGCCATGATGAGCGCATCCTCTGCGCGCCCGCGTGCGCGTCGAAACGCTGCCGCAAACTCAGGCGACTCCGAGAGGTAGTTCTGGAGCCCGCGGTAGGTGATCCCGGCGTCGCGGGCGATCCCCTCTTTGGTCTGGGGGATGTGGGCTGCCTCGATCAGGTCATCGCGGTACTCATCGAGCTTGTGTGTCTCGCCCGCGCCTTTCAGATTCGGCTCCTCGTTTTGGATCGCACTCGCCAGCTCGTCGCCGATGCCACTGATCGCTGTGAGGGCCTCGGAATCAGCATCTCGAACGCCGGCGGTCGTATCGAAGCCGGCGGCTCGGAGATCGTCCGCGCGCGCCGGGCCGACGTTCGGGAGGTCGGTGAGATCGTTACTCATCGGTTGCGTCATTGTACCGTGCGATTTGACTCGGTTCGATACCAGCCTTCTTTGCGACCCACGCCACGGCGAGCCGGGAGATCGCCGCCGCGTCGGTCGCCGCCAGCCCGACCGCGATAGCGAGCAGGCCGGCCAGCTCGACGAACGTCAGCGTGATCGAGACCGTCATTGCTGCTCCTTTTGGATCTCTTGGTAGGCCTGAATCAGAGCCATGTAGTCGCTGTACTCCAGTCCGTTGTAGGCCGCGATGCCGAGCAGTGCCAGCGTCCCGATGATCGTCGGGTGCGCGCCGGCGTAGATCGCGTAGCCGCCGACCCCGAGAAAAGCGAGGTTGACGATGATCGCACGAACGATCTTGAGTGTTTTCAGCATCGGTAGGGGCTCCCCATCATCGTCGATCGTCTCCCGGTACTCGTCGACGGCGTCGTCGAGGCAGTACCACGGTCGAGCGTGTGATCGTGTCATGAGACATCGTGCTCCGCGTCGCAGTCACAGTCTGGGCCGTTGGCGACGTGATAGGCCTGCCCGCAGCCCGAGCACGTCTGGAGGACAGCTCGCTCGGGCGTGTGAGGGTCGGTGATCGTGCTCATCGGTACTCTTCGACCTTCACGAACGCCGGACTCGCCTCTTGGCGACGGTTGAGCCGGTCGTGTTGGTTCTGCATCCGCCGCTGGTAGCCAGTCTGTTGGCGCATCGCCTGGCGGCGGCATCGTTCTTGGGTCAGCCATCGGCTGCGCTCGTCGTCGGTTGTCTCCTCGTCCCAGAACCACACTGGGAAGTCGTAATCTGTCATCATGGTTTATCCTGCGTCTGTCATCCGCGAGTCTGTCATCCGCCGGTCGTCGGAGACGCCGAAGCAGTAGCCGAGTTTGCGCTCGGTCTCCCGATCCGCCGGCGTCGACACATCGGGCGCGCCGATACGATCGGCAAACTCGCCACCGGGGGCCGGCGACGGAACGGTCACCGCAGGGTAGCGGTTGAGAATCCAATGCAGCGAGGGGACGTGATAGTGTCCGCGGATCGCCACATCGAACTGATGTTTGTCGCGCCACCCCCGCCAGTCGGCCTCCGAGCGCGCGGTCTCGTCGATCTGCTGTTGGCCGTCTTGTCCGTGTCGGATGTGGAAGTTCCACCCCCGAACCTCAAAGTTGAGATGGTGGCTGTTCTCGGCGATCGTGATCTCGACATCGTCGTAACCCTCGCGACGGACAGCGTCGCGCATCCAGTAGTAACACGTCAGGTCGGTGTTTGATCCCCGAGCCGCCGACGGTGACTGGAACCCGTGATTGCCGACGACACAGTACACTCGGACGGCTTCGAAGTGCTCCCGAAGCGTTGTTACCACGCGCGTCAGGGCTTGCGACCCGTTTTTGATCTGCGCGGCGAGGAGATCCTGGATCTCGTTTTTCTGCGTTTTGTAGATCTCGGTGCCGGTCGCGATGTCGCCCAAAATCGGGATGACGCACTCATCGAAGTCGGCCGCCCACTGCTCTTTGTGTCGGACGACTTTGGCGATGAACTGGTCAACAGCCTCATGGGCGGTTTCGCGGTCATAAACCACGTCGCCGCGGTCGTTGTGGTAGATGTCGCCGAAGTGGAGATCGCCCAGTGCGGCGACCATCGTCTCCTTGCCGGGATCGGGCGAGAAGTCCTGGATCGACAGCGGTTGGGTGTCTGGCAGTCGGTCGAGGATCGCCTGCTCGTCGCGGAGAGCCTTCTTCGCGCGTTTCGTCTTCGCGCTTAGGGATAGGTGTGTCTTCGCCCGTAGCTCGTCAGACCGCTCGTCGGCGATGTAGTATTTGCTGGCGGCCTGATCGTAGCCGATGTCGATCCCAGAGTCGCGGACAGCCTCAAGCGCGTAGTGTGGGTCGCAGTCAGAGAGGTCGGCCGCGAGTTCTTCGACAGTCGCCGGGAGCGAGCGAATAACCTGCGCCTCGATGTCGTCGAGATCGGGGAGCGATGCAACTTCGTCTTCAGCATCGTCGTCTTCTTCGTCTTCTGTGTCGTCGTCAGAGCTAACCAACGCTTCGTCGCGATCGCCACCCGACTGTTGGTTAGCCGTGTTGAGCCACTGCCCGCCGACTTTCTCGATCTCGATGCCGTCGACGGCGTCGAGCTTGTCAGCCATCTCGTTGGCCGACGACTCCGAGCTGCCGACCGCCGCGCCCCAGGCCTGGTATGACGGCTGGGGCAGGGCGTCGAGATACTCACGTTGACGGTTAGTGAGTTGCTCACTCATCGAATCTGTGCCCCCAAGTGGTTCTGCCAACGGTGCAGACACGAGCGGGAACAGAACGACACATCGTGCGCTGGGTGGTCGACAGTTTGGTCGTATGCGACCTCTTCATCGCAGCCATCGCATTCAACCCAGTACCCAGAGCCGGCGGTGGTTTCAGTGTCAGTGCTCATAGCTCACCCAGATACGCCTCGGCCAGCACGCGCACGACCTCGCCGTTCGGCACTTCGCCGGCGGCCGGGCCGCGATTAGCCCGCTCGGGATCGCACAGCCCGCCCGCATCCTCGCGGACGAGCGCGGCCGCTTGCTCGAAGGCCTCGCGTTGCTCCTCGGTCGTGAGATTGATGTTGTCAGTCATGAGATATGGGTCGCGC